TTTGAGTTTGGTTGTAAATCCAAGCTTCACGTTGTACGAGAGCAAAGCTGCTCGCATTTCGCGCTGCTGGATCAGAGAAAACTTACCTCGTAAGACGACAAGACTGTCGTCCCCGTGAACGAGGATTTTGTAGTCCGGGAACCCGGCACGATCAAGGATATACGACAACTTTGTGCCGTTCAGCCATGAATTGGCAACTGAGGTCATGGGTGCTCCGCTGGTCATCGTGTAATCAACGGAGTAAGAGATGCCGTGCGACGACCAACCTCTCGTTTTCTCCATGGACTTGAGAGCGAACATGACGTTCTCATAGTCTGGGCCACCACATTTGATGACCAACCTCTTGAAAGTAAGATAGCATCGACGCCCCTGGTGCGCGTCGTACCTACTTTCATCCAATTCCAAAATGAGGACGTCTTCATCCCCAAATTGTTCTCGCCATGCCCCTATCTCCTCGGCTGTCATACCGGCTGAATAACAAATCTTGTTATCCGGCGACCAAATAGATTTAACTTGTTTGGTCAGTTTTGAGATAAAGGGGCCGAGACTGACGTTCAGTCGGTCTGTGTTGGCTTGAATGGCTCGACCGTCGAACTCTTCTGGTTCGGGGCCGCCTTTCATCGTCAATTCACGTTTGACGAAGTGGGAACGCAGAAAATCATTAAGCTCCAATCCTCGGTGCTTGAGACTCTGCCACGCTTCCTCGTGTTTACGTTGTTTGACCCCGGTAAAAGAAGAATTCCACAACTCGAAATCTCCTTCCAGGTCACACACAATCGGTTCAAATTTCTCCATCAACTGGTTGGCATGGTCATCCACATCGTTCCACAAATAATCCAGTGGTTGCGGCACTTTCATCATAGCTCTGTTAGCTAAGCTGATCGTCTCATTGTTTAGAGACGCGTACGGCACTACCGGTATGTAGCTCGAAAATGTGGTGCACACAGCATGAAACGTTGGCTTGTCCTCAATCTTGTCGAGGCACCCGCCTTTCATCTTTGCCCCGGAGCGCAATTCTTTCAACTCGCGTTTGCACTCCACACCTGGCAACCCCAACGGCCAAAATTTCTTGGCATTGAAGGGTTTACCAGACACGGAAGTACGATCGTAG